AGTCATACAAGTTATCTTCGATAGCTTCTTCAGTTAAGCTGAAGCCTAAAGCAATAGTTTCGTGGTTGTATCGAGCAGTCCATGCTTCTTGAGCATTGTCATAAGCGATGGCAGAACCCTCGTTTTTAACAGGTGCAGCTGAGAAGCCGGATAGTTTTGTTTCTTCTTCAAATGAACGCTCAGAAGTCTCTGTTTCGTAGATTTCTTGATGCTCTTCGCCGTAACGTGCATACTCTAAACCGAATAATGCGTTAAGACCTGGTAATAGCTCTTTAAGGAGCTGTGCGCGTGAAATAGCCATGTTTTATCTCCTTAAGTTGTTGTGCCAGTTGTTGACAATAGTTGTGACAAGTTAAGCTTAACAATCGCCTCTGAGTACAAACCGGTTACTGGATCTGTAGTATCTGGTACTACTGCAACTACACGGAATGGGAAGGTTGCTGTTGAGTTTGCTGAAGCACCGTTGATAGATGATGTAGCATTGCCTGTTGATGAGCTTGGTGTGCCCACAATACCTGTAACGTTAGTACCAACAATAGTAGCCGCAACGGGAGTAATTGTTGAGTTGTTACCTGTAATTGCAACTTTGTAAACCGCAAATGGATCATCAACTACGTAAGCAATAACGTTAGTTACGCCTGAAGCTGGTGCGTATTGCGCTTGCACTGTTTGACCAGATGAGTTTGTGTATTGAACACCTACTGCAACACCAAGAATTACGCCTGCTGTTAAATCTGAATCACCTGATACTGTGCCGCCATTGACTAAAACCACTGGTTGACCATTGTAGATTGCTTGACCTGATGTTACAGGGTACTGACGAGTAGCACCTGCGTATGGTAAGCCGTCTAAACGGTTAATTGGTTTAAAGCCATAGGGAGCACTTACTGATGGATATGCCATAATAAACTCCTAATATATTTATAAATTTAATTTCCTTTGCCGAAGCTTGAGGACGATTTACCTTCTTTAAATAAAGGCATACGAGCGTCGCTTTGGCGCATTAAATTGTTATCTACGGCATCCGCTTGAGCGTGGGTTTGGTCAGCATAGTATTTACTACGTTGTTTAACCATCTCTTCAGGTGCTTTACATAATAACAATCCGCCAATCTCAATGTTGTCTTTAAAACGACTATTAGGATCAGCTAGCAGTTGAAATTTAGGTTGTTCTTCCATTTTAACCGGCTCCCAACCTTGACGCATCATGGATGACATGTTACGTGGGTCTGCCTGGTTATTTAATGAAACGCGAACCCAACGGTAAGCGAACCCAGCCTGTTTGTCTGGCTCTGGGAGCAATTCGGGAGGAGCCCACTGCTTAGGGCGTTCTTCTAGTGCTCGAGTTTCTAATTCACGTGTTAATCTATTCTCAGCCATTTTGGGCCTCCAATTTAAGTGCCGCTTGAGCATATTGCTCCGGCGTTAATCCAAGTTTTTTTGCCAACTGGACTTGACTGGCTTTTAATCTGATCTTATTAGAAGATGTACTTCTAGATGCAGGTGCAACTACCGTGCTCGGTTTTGAACGAGTGGATTCAGTCTTCTGTTGCTGGTCTTCTGGCTCACCGAAATATTCAGTAAACCGTTTGCGCATCGTTTTGTCCAATGTGCTGTAGTACTCGTCGGACCCAATTTCAACTCCTGTGCGTTTAAGCTTTTCATGTAAGCCTAGTGCCGCTGCAGTCATCTCCTCATCTTGTCCAAACCATGAATTGCGTTCTTGCCACGCATTTAATTTCTTATCTGGTTGAGCTTGAGGTGCCTGGGGTCTTTCTTGATATTGCTGTTGTACACTATAATCTTCCTCTTGTAAAGAGGGCATTTTAAAGTTTTGTGCTTGTACTATTTTAATATTTGCTTCTTGCATTGCTTGTTGAGCATCAATTAAAGCATCGGAGTCACCTGCATCATAGGCTTCCTTATATGCTTTCTTAGCCATCTCAAGCTCCAAATTGGCTGCATTTTGTACTGTAGATACGTACTCTTTCTCGCCGGTGCTTAAAATTTCTTTGATACGTTTGTTTTCATTCATCAGCTTTTGGGCAAATGCGATGGCTTCTTGGCGCTCTCTATGGGCTGACTCTTTCTCACGTCGCTCATCATGCCAGACCTTACGCATCTGTTTAAGCTTTTCTTTGGCCTTCTCGTCGTATTGGTCTAGTTCATCACGATCTAGTTCTTCTACGATTGGTTTAGGCATCGGCTCCCGACCACGGTCTTCTGCGGGGGTGTCATCCTCTATTTCTATTTCATAACTGTTCTCAGCTTCTGGCTTAGCCTTTGCTTCGTCTGGGAACTTAAACTCTTCTTTTTCAAATTCAGGCATCTTGTACTCCTTTATTTGCGCTTGATACCGCGTGGGTCAGCAACTGTGGCTTCCACCGTATCATCATTGATTAAACGGAACTCACGACCGTGAATAACTAGGCGACTGCCTGAGTTTGGTCGTACTAGGATAAAATCACCTTTTTTACACCAAGGACCATTTGGGAACTTCTTTTCGTCCTTGTAGCAATCTGGGCCTAGCTCAACTACAAATAATACTGTAGTTAATATTTCTTCTAGACGGATTGTTTCATCAGCCTTTATAAGACCACTCTCATACTCTTTCTCCATTTCTGGGATTGCACATAAAATATGGTAGCCTGATGGCTTAGGTAACTGTGCTGCTTTTTCTACTTCAGTTGCATCGCCTACGATTGCTCGTATCTCCGCTTCTTCTTTAGCTTCTTTCTTGGCATCTTCTGCCATCTTAGATAAATCTAGTGCTTGAGCTAAATTTATACTACTCATCGGACTTCTCCAGTCTTTGTTTCAGGTCTAATGCGTAACCCCTTGCAATGAGCAGACCCTTTATCTCACCACAAATTCTTTTATATTCCTCAAAGGTCTCGGCCCTTCCGGAACTTACAGCTTCTTGTAGCTGTTGTACTTTTTCATCGGCTTGTTCGATAAGTACATCTAATGCATCCATTATTCATTGCCTCCTTGTTTAGGCTTCTGGTTAGCCTGTCGGCTCATTATGTCTTGCTGCCGTTCTTGCGTGTGTTGAGTAGATAAGTGTTTAAGTACATCTACACCTTTATTCATCTGGTCTTTACCTTTATCGGCTTGTAACCTAGCAGCTTCTTTTAGCAAATCAGTCTTGCGTTGTTCTGCAGCTATTCGCTCTTGTGCTGCAATGCGCTCACGCTCTATCTCTTGTTGTGAGGATTTAAGCTGGGCGTCTGTCTGGTCTTTAGCCACTTTGCGTTGTTGCTCTTGACCTTTAATAGCCAACTCTTGTTGTTGCATCTGGATAACAGGGTCTTGAGCTTGCTGTTGAGCTTGCTCTTGTTGAGCTGTCGCTTGGTTTTGTTGCAATAGCTGTTGAGCTGCTTGAGCCAACATCGGAGATAACCTTGCTTCTACTTCTGGATCCATCGGTGTTTCTTCACCTGACTCGTCGTGTTGTGGAGGTAAGTTAAAGCCTAGTTGTAGCTCTATCTGTTTGCGGTACTCGAAGCCCAAGTGCTCGTTAATATGCGCTTGCATTGCAGCTTGTAGTGCCGGTGCCCCTGGGTTGTTTTGTAGCAACGCCACAATTTTAGGGTCTTGCATAGCTGACATGTGGACAGTAATGTGTGCCTGATGGTCTTGAGCAATAAACGCCTTGACCGGTTTCTGAGCCAATATGTTTTGATTTTCTGTTACTGGGTCTGTTGGTTTATGATCTTCTTCCATCGGGACTAGCTTCTGCGCGTTCTTAATACCCATGACCTCTAGCATCTGACGGTGTAGTAGTGGCATGTTGTATAGTTGTGGAGACTGTTGAGCTAACTGCATTACCGCTTGATACTGAACAATCTTCTGCGCCATAGTTGAGGCGTTAGGGTCTGATACTGGAATTACATCCACGTTGTCGTAGTCAGAGCGCTTAGCTAGACGTGAACCCTCTGTCGGGTCATAGTCATACTCTTCTGGTGTGTAGGCTGCAATGATACCTTTTAGTAAGCCTAACTCTTGTTTTAGAGAATAGTGTATGCGAGCTTGTACTGCTGACATAACTTTCAACGTACGCTCTAGAATAGCTAGTGTGGTACCTACTGGGCTGTTCGCTGACATGTCGCTGATTTGTAAGTCTGCAGTATTAGCAAACCTACGGCCGTCTTCAACGATTTGATTCAATAGCGCCATCAATGTTTGGCTTGGTTCTTTGTATGGCAACGCCATTAGGTTGTCACGGATTGAACCACTTGGCACATCTACGTCACGGAACTCACCTGGGGCTATCGGTGTATCGTCACCTTTAATACGTAAGCCACGAGCTTTGAACCCACCTGGTAGATTAGATAAAGTACCCGCATCCACAAGTTGACGAATAAGACTAGTACCTGACTTAGCAAAAGCGCCGATAAGATGAATAAGGCCAAAGTAATAAAAACCAAATCCAGGAACATAGCCATAATGCACAAAATGTTGGCGTGGTTTGTGTGTCTCATCATCAGGCTCCCAGTTACGACGGATTGCTAATACTGTGCTTGTGCCCTTCTCGATTGTAACTACGTAAGGTAGCGCAATACCCGTTTCTTTGCCATCTTCTTTATGCTCAAAGCCTGGTAGGTCTAAGTGCACGTGCATCTCAAGGACTTTGAAGCGGTCATCAGATGTAGCACGGAAGCCCATCTTCTCAGCAATCTTCTTCTCAATCTCATCTAAGGCTGTTACTGGATCACCTAAGTCCACATCACGGTAGAACCCAGCGATTTGTAGGCGGCGTAGCTCATTCTCTGTCTTACGCATCACGTGAGTTATGCGCTCTGATGACTCTAGGTTAGACGCACCGTATGGCACAACCATGTCTTCAGCTGGTACAAACAAGGATACTTGACGGTCTAAGCTTGGGTCAAAGTATATTTTCTTGAAGGCATTGCCACTTAAGCCTAGGCCCCACAACATGCGCTCATGCTCAGGGCGGTATTCTTTCATCACGTCTGTTAGTTGGTAGTTCATGTCGTCTTGCACACGAACGGATGCGGCTTTCTTCTCTGGTGTCTCTTTACCTATGATCTGGGTTTTCACCGGACCACTTGCAGGGAACGTAGACATCATAGTCTCGGCTTGGAACTTAACTAGCGCTTCACTCAATAGCGGGTGATACACACCACACGCGCCTTCCCAAGGTTCTGCACGTTCTTCAATCTTCATGCCTAGTAACTCTAGGCCATCCACGTAAGTCTGCATCCAATCTTTACGACTAGCTATGTCATCATCAAATTCACCTGTTAATTCAGACGCAATCATCTGCAGCTCAGACTCGGACATCTCTTCGGCTAAGTTCATATTAAACTCGTCTTCATCCTCGCCTTTTTCCATCGACAGTATCTCTTCACCGTCAATCCCTATAGACACGGACTCTGGGTCTTCTATCTCAATCTCAATCTCAGGTATGTCCTGATTCATTAAGTCTAAAGCTTCTAAGCCCTGTGGGGCCTCATACAGTGATTTTTCTATTGCCATGATTTATTCCTTAGTTTCTTTAGTTTGTCCGCTTTCTTTGTAGGAAGCTTTATTTTCTTTATCGACCCAATCATTGCCTACAAATGTAGGGTCTACCCCGTTTAACCATTTTTGTACAGATAAGAAGCACCCACCACGAGCTCCAAATTTACCGCCATGCCAACTGTTAGGTAACACTCTAATACTAGACCCTAGCTCGTTCTGCTCGTACCATACGTCGTCACACATAAAGGTAATATCGCCACTTACAAAAACCTCAAACGAATCTACATTTGGGTGAATATGCGGTACTATTTCTGAGTTAGGCTTTACTGTAAACAGTTCTACTTGGTACGGTCCTTGCCTATATAACACTACTCCATGTGTATCTTTTTGGTATATCAACGTGCCATTAGGCGGAGTATTTAAGGGCCTTGTAGCTTTCCACCAGTTTAAAAACGCTTGTAGGTCGTCAAATTCCATTAGTAGTACACCTTTTTACGTCTGAACTCTCGAACCTCGTCAGGCTCGTCAGACGCCAATCTAATAAATCCACCTCGTCTAAAGCGCAGTAACGCCTGTGACATCGAGTCGACCAAGTCGTCATGCTCACCTGATGGAAACGATGCTACTTCTTCTACTAACTCTTCTGCCCATCTGGTTTGTGGAACCCATACGTGCCCTGAGGCAAATATATCAGCTACCGCATTTAGACGTGCAATCTTGTCATTACCCCTAGATGGCGTAAACTCTTGTACTGGGATACCCATCGCCCGTAGCTCAAATATGAGCGGCGCACCAGTGGCCTTCGCTTCTACTATAAGTGCATCCGGATTCCACTCATTGTAGTCTTCAAAGGCTTTTTTCTTTAATTCTGGAAACTCCATTCGCTTTTTAAACGAATTTAATAGTATTATATTAGCTTGTGGGAGTCCCGTGTCATCTTCTTTGTAAAACACCCCCCACGTCGTACATGCGCTATAGTCAGCACGTTCTGATTTGAGGAATGCCGTATCCCATGATTGTATTATAAATTCGCAATAAGGGGGAGTATCTTCTTCCCACTCCCTCCACCACTCGCGCTTAATAATGGCCGACACTTCTGATGTCGGGTTCTGCATGTACTGGGCCATCCACTTGGATGTGGGTAACTCTTGTCTCAGGGCTACCAGCTCTTCTACACTCCAGAACTCAGGCCACAGCGGTCTATCCCCTTCAAACAGAGCAGGGAACTCAATAACCGTCCAGTCTTCTCCACTGCGCTGCGCAGCTGCTTTTACCACTTGACCCGTTAAGTCTTTCTTAGACCACCGCGTCATCACCATTATGATGGCACCACCAGGTTGTAACCGTTGCCTAGGACCGGATGTATACCACTCGTAAGTCTTGTCGTAGATCTCGGGGTTAGTCTCGCTTAGGGCTGCTTCTTGTTCCGAGTGAGGGTCGTCAATAATGAGGATATCAGCACCTTTACCCGTAACTGCACCGCCAACACCAATCGCAAAATAGTCTCCGCCATGGTTAGTTGCCCACCGGCCAGCAGCTTTAGAGTCAGACTGTAGCCCAACGCCTGGAAATATGTTCTTATAGACCTCGGAGTCAACCAAGTTACGTACTTTTCGACCGAAGCCCACAGCGAGCTCAGCAGTATGCGAAGTCTGGATAACCTTTTTGCCAGGAAACTTTCCAAGAAACCAAGCAGGCAGTAGATAGGAAGCAAACTCAGACTTAGTATGACGAGGAGGCATATTGATAATAAGTCTTTTAATCTCCCCACTAGCCACTCTTTCAAACGCATTAGCCATTTTCTCATGGTGTCTCCCTGATATAAACGTTGGCCACACTTTTCTTACAAATGACATGAATTTAAGCTGTGCTAACTCTTTATTCTTAAGATTTTCTAGTACTTCAAGCTCTTCTAGCAGTCGAGCCTGCTCATCTTCTGTAAATAAGTGAAGATATTTGGGTATATCCTTAAGATTAACGTCTTTAAGGGGGTTATTCTCCGTCAACCGGGTCCCCTTCCTCAGTTTCACGCGGTTTTACTTCCGCAACACCTAGCATATCATCCAATGAGGTAGCATCCAGAGGGGTTACATCTATAACATCTGCGTTAAGTAGGCGTTTGACCCGCTCTTTAATGGCGTTTTCTAGGTCAGATGACGTTTTATAGTTTACAGTTACCTCAGAACGTTCGGTAAATAGGGCAATATCGGAGTGTTTACCCAATAATTCGATAGCTTTTAGCTCATACCTAGCATCTCCGCAGTTTGCTAGCTCCATTAATTTGTGTGTAAGTGCTGCTCGAACCTCAGACATATCAAATGCCAGCCGTTTACTGTATAGCTCTAGGAACTGTTTAGCTCCGTATGCTACCGCTTGAGTATTTAGAGACTTTTTATTTTGTGTTTTTAGGGATTGCTCGAAGAGATGGGCCGCTTTTTGCGCATCTTCGGCATTCATTTCGGGTGGGCCGCTCAGTTGTTCTATTAAATCCTGGGTATTAGCAACTACTTTTAGTTCGTCGATATACGTTTTCGTCTCATCATCTTGGACGTCATAGGGGATTTTGTGCTCTTTAGTAGGCTCAACTCTGAGTGTCATGTCTCTGCTTCTTGTCAGCAAGGTGTAACTCGGAATATAGCACAAATTTTGCCAGTGTCAAGGAAAGTTTTAAAATTTTTATATAGGGGGTGGGGGTATTTGTATTACAAACATGACGGGGGGTGTTTCTAAAAATGGTAATCTAACGTGCAAAATAGAGAATAAGGTAGAGATACAGTCCCTTAAAACTAAAACGGGGGGTAGCCCCCCATGCCCCCGCCCCGTATTCCTAACAATGTTAGCCTTAAGACTAAATCCGCTTGACGTTTGTCATACAATGTTATACAATGGTTTCACGTTATCAAATTGATAGCGCAATTCAACAACATTTAGAAAGGTAATTGATTATGACTAAAACAGTAAAAACAATTAACGCAAGTGACTTACCCGTTGAAACAGTAGCGGAATTGAAAGCCCAAACCGATAAGGCAATTGTTGAGGCAACACCTAACAATGTTAGCCCATTAGATAATGCAAGGCATGAGGCAGTAAACAGTATCACCCGTTCTTATGGCGCTTTACGTGATTATGCTATCGTGTTAAATAGCACGTTCACTATTGATTGGTTTAGCATTGAACATTCAGACCAATCAGACGATGCCAAACCAGTATTGGCTGAAAAGAAAAAGTTTTATGCCGAGTTAAAACAAGGCTTGCATACTAATCCAAGTGTTGTTTGGGGTAGAGTTTGCGCCTTTGGTAAAATAGAAAGGCATGGCGAACCCGAAAAGGCTGAAGGCGAAGGCGGTGGAATGGGCGAAGGCGATGAAGGCATTGAGGCAGATACTAGCCCGAACCGTTCACCATTATTACGCAACATAGAGGAATTGACAACCCTATGGAAATTCAACAACAAACAGGAAAACCTAGACCCTAAGATTGTTGAGGCGCAAAAATGCATTGTTTTAGGTTTAGCTTGTTTGGGTGTTGATACCAAAATGCTGTAATTTATCCCTTGCAATACCAAACCGCCTTCGGGCGGTTTTTTTATTCCCTAACAATGTTAGGTTTGGATTTTGCCCCCGTGATAGTTCTCTCTGACGCAAGGGGCGAAAGCTGTAAAAAATGGGGTTGTGATAGTTCTCTCTGACGAGATGGGCTAATGTTACGTTTTTAAAGGGTAATGTTACGTTTAGCGAAAAACGTAACATAATGAAATCAATGACTTACGTTGTAATGTTACGTTTTTGCTTGTAATGTTACGTTTCTAAAAGCCCAATATAATCAACAAGTTAAGGTCATGCAATGCGGGTTGCAGAGGCTAATGTTACGTTTACCTAAAATTGAGAAAGCATATAAATTTTTAAGCAAGAGAAAGAGCATCATAGCAAGAAAAAAGCGCCTCACGTAGATACTCTATAAATTAAGCATAACAATATAACAATATAAAAATAAATACTCTATAACTTACACCCCACAAGGGTTTCATAATGTTACATCTAATGTTACGTTACCAAAAAAACACGTAACATTACCCCTTTTTTATAACAGAGTAATACAAACTTTAGTCATCGCCACGACCAAACCCCCTTGCATATTTCGTAACATTGTATTACAATATACTTACGCTATAAGATTATCGTAGCGCATACAAATTAACCCCTAACATTGTTAGGTAAACGAAAGGATGAAAGATTATGGCTAATTCAACATTAAGCAATGCAAGAGCAGAAGTAGAGGGGCGCAGAATTTTCAAAGTGGCTAACCGAAATACAAGCAATGGCTCTGTATTTAGCGAGGCTAGAGAAAACCTTTATATAGTCTATTCATACGGCTATCACTTTCCTATGTGGGTGTATGACTATTCAATCGGTAAATGGATAGGCAACGAGGATAAGTATAGCGTGACTACAACACGGCAACAAGGCAAAACTCGCCCTAACAATGTTAGCTATTGGTTAAACACCGACAGCCTTAGACACCTAATCGGCAAGGGTGGCTTTGTGGAATACAAATTACGGGAGGTAGCATAATGTTAAGAGAAGTATTAAACACCATAGCACTAGCATTGCTTGGGCTTGTATGGTTTTGGGTTATGTTGGTTTTATTATTCAGTTGGGAGGTGTGAGATGCAAGAACGTGATGAATACGACCTATGGGCAGAAAGTAGCGAGGAAACAATCCGCAAAGAAAGCCAAGCGAAAGCCCTAACATTGTTAGCCAACCTAGACCGATGGATGGAGGATGCGTTTAACTTTATAGAT